CGGGCACTTCCAAAAACTCCCACAACCGCAGCGAGCGCAGCTCCCCGTGCCCATCCCCGTCAATCCTGCCGCCATGTCCTGTCAGCCCACCGGCAAAAGACTCACCGAACTGGGCACCCTGATGAAGGAGCGCCACCCCGCCGTCTACCAGTACACCTCCAAGCAGCTTGAGCAGATGAAAGGTTTGGTCGGGTCGGTCTTTGTTCAAGAATAATTTCCGAAGGACATTTTCAATATATTCTTCTTCCAATTTGCCGGCTACATCTGCAAAGCCCGATTTGTCGGCGTAACCTGATTTGTCTGCAAATCCAGACTTGATTTTTTCCGTTTGCCGGGTTACCGTGTCGTCTTCCCCTTCTACCGGAATGGTGCGATAAACATAGTTGTCCCCATCAGCAGAGAGGCTTTCCAGCATGGAGAAGTTGGAGTGTATGTGTCCGTTTTCGCTTCCGGTACCCGTGCTTTCTCCATTGTTGTTGACCGTGATGCTGACATTGCCTGCCACACTTTGACCGGACTCACGCAACCTTTTGCTGCGTGGCCTGGGCTCACGTCTGACAACTTCTGATTTGTATGTCTTATCCATGTTTATCTGCTTTTTAATTGTTGTTTAAACAGTAGTTTATGGCTGCTCTTCCTTGTATTCATCCGGACGGAATTCGACTATTTCGATTTCGCTTTCATCTGCAATGGCATCCTGGCAATCACAGAGACAGATCATGCGTTTGCCCGGTTGCATGCGTTCCGTGTAGTATCTCAAATCTCCCGACAGCAGTTGTGCGGTACCCGACAGCAAGGTCTTCCGGTCTGCGAACTGGCTGTAGATGGTTCCGATGAGCAGCTGTTCAGCCTGCGTTGTCCGTCCGGCACGGGTCAGTGCTTTCACCTGTGTGTGATCGACAGTATTCAGCAGGATGCCCCGGGCAGACGGTATAGCCTCTGCCGATGTACCGCAGATGGTGTCCAGTTCCAACGGGTCTTTTGCATCCTCGTTGACTACCCCGCTGTATTCAATGTCGTCGCTCTCGTTTTCACTGTGTGTGATGTTGGCATTGACCACGTTTACGGTTGGAGCTTTGAAGAGCAGCCATCGGATTTTTTCGTACCATTCTATAGGAGCGACCCTGAGTCCCATATCCGAGAATTTGGTTGTCCATTCCCAAATCCTCACGCCTCCGTAGACCACTATTTCCAGATAGCCTCCTTCTGGTGGATAGGGCAGGTATTGCCCGGTTTCCAGCTGTTTGAATGACTTTGTGGATTCCTCCAGGCTGAGTCCGATGTTATGCCGGTTGCTTTGCCATCCAGCCACTCCGCTTTTGTGGTGCCTGTCTTCGTTGTTGTACCACGAAAGCCGTGATGAACGGATGTCGGCAGCTCCCTTCACCCATTTTCCTTGCGTCAGCTGGCTCAATTCACCGGTCAGGTCATACCTGCCATATATTTCCGAGTTGTCGTAATGCCATGTGGCGGTTCCTTCTTCGTTGTACAGGGTGGCTGTGAATGGGATTTGAACATAGTTGAAACGGTAATCAGCCAGTTCATAGTTTCCTCCTTCGTTGTTTCCCCCCTTTTGTGTAAAGGGATTATACCGCATGTCCAGGAACATCTCCATGTTTATTTTCAGATAATGATTCCTGTCTGTCTCTTCCATCTGCTGCACAGGAGTCCTTCCTGTGCGAATCATGATTTCGGGGTTGTCAGGGAGCCTTGGATTCTGGCCGATTCGTTTGGGACGGCCGGATTTGAGGTCACCGTGTCCACCTGTATAGAACATCCATGCGATTCCTTCGCTTTCCTGACCTCCCAGCAGTGGCTGGAATTTGAAGTATTTTACCGACGGATGGATTTCTTTCAGTCCGCTTCCCTTTCGGCTCAGAAATATGGTGAATGAAAGGTTCTTGTAGTCCCATTCCGGGTCATAATCCGGATAGTAGGTGTAGTATTCCGGTTCCGTTGACGGGCACGTGTTCCCCAAGTTGGTCATCTCTTCCTTGCATTCGCCCAGATATTCCAGTTCGTTGCCCAGACTTTCTGATTGGGCATACGGGCTGAATGTCACGACGGCATTGTTGACCACCTTGTCCGTTCCCATCATCTGGTCGTCGGAAACCCACTCCACAGCTGCAGGTTTCCCGACCGTATAGAGACCGTTCAAGTCGTAGATCCAGATTTTTCCGCCCCGCTGGACCATGCGCAGGGCCAATGGCTGCAGGATAGCTTCCATCACTTCCTTCAGGCTGCTGGGCTTCCCGTCCTCGTCGTAGAAGTTCTCACTGTGTACGGACAGGTCAGCCAACGTCATGGGTGCGGAGTCGGGCAGGAGGGAGGTCGTTATCATCCTCTGTTCTATTAGCCCGTAGTGCAGGCAGGCTTTGTCCATGGCGATTTCCACCAGCTCCTGCAGCGAGCGGATGCCGGACAGGGCATAGGGGATGCGGTCCAGGATCCCGAAGTCCGAGAAGGTCAGTTCCACGTCATAGTTGCTTCCCATGCTGTAGGGCTCTTCGTAGAACTCAGGGTCCAAAGTGCCGTTCCAGTAGAAGCCCCCGTTCCGGAACACCCTCAGCAGCACGCTGCCGGCACGGATGGTGTACAGGTCCTCGAAGGTGCGGTCTCCCGGGCTGATGACACGCAGGGTTGCCGTACTTCCGCAAACCGGCTCCTCCTTGTCGGTGTGTCCCCATTCTATCAGGAGCGGGGAGTCGGCCGGGAACATCAAGGCCGGTGCTGCAGGAAAAGCCGAAGAGGCCTCCTGCCACAGCTCCACTTTCCAGCGCACGTTTTTGCGGCTCAGGAACTCGCCTTCATATCGTAGAAATTTCGTCATTCCAATAATCGTTTGCGTTATTAACTGCGTATGTTCAAATTGTTCTCGCGCTCCAGGACACCTTTCAGGTAGCGTCCCGCGATGCGGAACTCCACCTTCTCCGTCCGTCCGAACAGCGTGCCCGAACCGCCCACCATGCCGTACAGGTGCGCCTGCTGGTTGCGGTTGAGGATCATTTCACCGCTGTTTACCCGGGCAAGCAGCCGGTCTCCGTAGAAGGAGGAGCCCCCCACGATACCCCCTTGCTCAAATTTCGGGATGGACATCATGGCCGCGATGATGGCCGCTACAGCCGCCACACCCATGGCTACCCCCACGAAGGGAATCCCTGCATGAGCCTTCATCGCTGCAGCACTGGCCGATTGCACGTCTGCTTGTGTCTTGGCCTGTGTGACGGCTGTTTCGGTGGTCATGCTGGCGATGAGCTGCATGATGGCCGGAACGGATTGCGCGACGGTGTTGACCAGGTTGGCCCCGTATTGCAGCCACTGCCCGGCTGCTCCTCCGATGGCGTTGCCGATGTTGCCGAACACGTCAGCTACGGCACCGGCTCCCTTTCGGAAGCGTTCCTGCGCTTTCCGTGCATTTTCAATGGCCGCTTCATAGGTGTTGAGGTATTTATGCCCTACGTTCAGGGATTTGGGCTGGATGGCATCCTTGTTTCCGGCCATGGACCTGAAGCCCTTCTTCAGCCCCTGCATGTCTCCCCTCTGGCGGTCGTCCGAAACGGGTTTGCTGTACTCCAGGTTCAGTTCAATCGTTCGCTTTTCCTGTTCCAAGTCGTCCAGTTCCGCCAGGATCCGGCGGCGGCTTTCGTCATTGATGGCCAGCTTGAATTCCTTTTCCTTCAGGCTGATTTCATTGTCCAGCCAGGAGATGGAGCCTTTTGCCCCGGCCTGATTGGATAAGGAAGGACCGTTGCCGGTCTTGCCTGGAGATTGGCTGAAGTCCAGTTTCAGCATGTTCTGCTTGGCCTTTGCATTTTCCTGGACTGCCTGGGTCTGCTCGTTCAGGCTTTGCGTGGTGTCCTGGATGCTGCTGTCGTCGCTGATGCCGAAGAACTTCTTCACCCACTGCCAGGCAGCCTTGATGACGGAACTGGCCTTTTCGAATGCCTTGACCAGGGAACCCCATACGGCAGAGGCCACATTCTTGACGGCCCCCCAGGCCTTGTCGCAGACGGCACGGAACCCGTCAAAATGGTTGTAGCAGTAGACCACGGCAGCGGCCAGTGCTCCCAAGGCCATAATCACCATGGCGATAGGGTTGGCGCTGAGAACCGCGTTGAATGCCATCTGGATGCCTTTCCATACCGTCGTGGCAGCAGCTGCCGCTTTCGTGGCAACGGTATGAGCCAGGGTGCTTCCGGTGAGTAGGGTAATAGCTTTGTAACTTTTGATTGTTAAATTGTATAGTTTTAATATTCCTACACATAACGAACCTATTACTCCTGCATTTTCAGCTGCAAGGGCTATAAACGGAGACCATGATCCACAAGCTTCCGATATTGATATTTTAACGTCATCCATCATGGCTCTTAGTTCTGCCAATTTTTGGGAGGTGGTAGAAGTCCTGGTTGCAGCTTGTTCCTGTGCAACATTGGTTCCAGTTAGTTGGGTTGTCATCTGACCCACCGCATTGGCATTTTGAATGAGGAATTGAGCAGCAGCTAGATTCTCCATACCAAAAACTTTGCTGAGGTAGGTTGCATCGGTAAGTTTGGGTTGCAATGCACCCAAAGCGGCCTCCAACGAGGTTTCTCCCAAGTCTATACCCAATTCCGTATTTAGTTTCAGAATGATGTTTCTTAGTGCGGTTCCGGCTTCGCTCCCTTTCAGATTGGCCTTACTCAGCACCTCTAAGGCTCCAGCGGTTTCTTCTACATTCAGTCCCATGGCACTGGCAGACGCACCCACGACTTTGAAGCTTTGTGAAAGTTCACTGATTTCAGCTGCACCATACTTGCTCCCTGCTGCCAATACGTTGATGACGCGGTCGGCTTGTTCCGCTCCCAAACCGAACTGGTTGATGGTGGCAGCCAAAGCTTCTGCAGATGCGTCCATGCTCATGCCGGAAGCCTGGGCCAATGTGATGGACTTGGTGAGCAGGTTGTTCAGCCCGTCCATCCCTATGTCTGCTACCTGAATTTGAGAAGCTAAGATAGAGTAGGCTCTGGATGCCGTATTGGCGCCTAGCCCGGATGCTTCTCCAAATTTGCGGGCATTCGCTTCCAGTTGCTCCAATTCCTTGCCGGTGATACCAGTAATGGAACTCAGGTCTGCTATGGATTGGCCAAAAGATACCCCCTTATTTAATGCACTAGCCATTCCGTCAGAGAATCGTTCTATTACATTAATTATAGCATCTGCATTTGGGATACTTAACTTGCTGCAGAGATTCCCGAATTTTTCCGACTGGCTGGTTGCCTTTTTGGCTTCCTTGTCTACTTCTTTAAAAGCTATTTTGACTTTAACCAATGCAGAAGATATTTTATCTTTCAGGTTTAATATGATGTCTAATGAAATTTTTTCCATATCTTTGCAGCGTAGTTTAAATCAATATGTTATGCGTTATTTCCTTCTTATAGTATTTTTTCTTTCTATGTGGTTTTGGCTGTATCTCAAAGCTACTATTGAGATAGCTTTAGGAATGACTTTTATTATATTACTTTTTGCGGTTGTAATGTATAATGCAACCAATGATTCATGTTCCTTTACCGAAGAGGACCTGAATGACCTTCTTGATGAAGACGATGCTCAGGATGACAGCAATCGCAAATCCGCTCATTGATTCTTCTCCAGCCTTCTGACCAGTTCCTCGAACCGTTCCCGTGTGCTTTCTTCGGCGGGTGCAGCCACCTGGCTGTTGTGGATGTCCCATGGGAAACGGCACACATCTTCCGCTTTCAACGCTTTCTTGCTGTAGGGCTGCAGCATGCAGCAGGCCAGGAACCGGGCACGTTCCCAATCATCCTGGCAGTGGTTCTGTTCCCAGCTGCGGAATGCCGCTTCAAATTCAATGGGGGTACACCGTTCAAAATCGTCCAGACTCATCCCCATGCCCCCCAATGCCATTCCAACCAAATCGTCTATGTCAACCGGTTCTACTTTTTTTTTGCCTGTTCATCGCCGGATGGCGCACTGAACTCCTGGGCGAACTCGTTCATCACTGAGAGGTCCACCCCGTCGGCAAACGTGTCGATGTCCAGGTCGAACTCCACTTTGTCCGCATTGCAGGCACTGGCGGTGCAGCAGTACAGGAACGTGGTCATTTTGTCTGCATCATTGCCCATTCGGCTGATGTCTTCGCCGGTCTCGCGCTTGTAGCGTCTCATGGCCCCCATGGTCACACGAACGGGGTAGGTCTTGCCATATACAGTTAGTGTATTCATGTCTTTATGTTTTTTAATTATTCCGCGGCTCCATCCACCTTGGCTTCGTCGATGGCCACGGCACCCGAGTTGTCAAAAGTCACGCTGTAGGTCGTATCGTCACCGGCAGGAGCGGATTCCTCCAGACTGCTGATGACGAAATTACCGCTCATGTAGGGAGCGGCATCTCCGCCACGGGCAAAGCCCTTCAGTTCCACGACCCCGCCTACCTTCCATTTGGCCAGCAGTTCCTTCATGCCGCTCTCCGTTTCACCGTAGAACCGCAGTCCTTCGCATTTCACCTGGACGCTCAGTCCCGTGACGGTCTTCTCCTTGAAGAGACCGGCATTGGGAGTCGATTCTTTCGCTTCCGGCTTCACGGCTCGGTCCTTGGTCTCACTTGAATAGGTGGTGGTGTGGCTGGTGCAGTGCCCGCTCGCTTTCGAGTCGATGGAGACCAGCAGGTCACTGCCGTTTACATATCCTGGTTTAGCCATTTCAATCATTGTTTCTGGTTTGTATACTTGCCGTTTAAACGGCGTTTAATCACTCTTCCAACAACGGACAGGGCAAGGACGGCCGACAGGATTCTTCCTGTGTGGATCCAGAACCATTGCCATCCGGTAGGTTCCCTGACGAGCTTGGGAGGCGGAGTTTCCTTCTCCTCCAACTGCTGGCTGTTCAGCCGGGTCAGTTCCGTTTCCAGTACGATGCATCGTCTGGCCAGACTGTCGCAGGTGGATTCCACCTGCAGGTTGCCTTCCCCGTCGATGCCCACTTCCAAAGCTGCCTGTCCCTCCCTTGCGGTGAAGGAGGCCCCTGGAGGCAACCGCTTGACGCTGTCAAACGGGAGCCGCAGGCTGACCCGGCTCCCGGGAACGGGTGCCAGCCAGGCTTCGAGCTTTCTTGTTGCGTGCAGGCTGTCGGATCGGGCGAGAGTCTGTTCCTTCATGGCCTGCCGCGTTGTCCTGCAGCTCATCGCGCAGAGGGCAAACACTGTAATGCACGCAAGTGGTAGCTTTCTGAATAGTGCGGTTAAGCAGCCGCACCGCCTTGTACAGTTTGATGTTTTCATTCTGCAGATCCAATAAGGTGTCGGAGAGGTTGTCATACATCTGCTTGTACGTGTCGTCCCTTTCCTTGGATGCCGCTGCCTTCCGGTTTTCCCGGGTCTTGATCCATACCCAGAACGCCGCAATGCATCCCGGTCCGAACAGGAGTTCCAGCAGCTGCATGATCGTTTCCGTGTTCATCGTCTATTCTCCTTTCTCAGATAAGGTCCCAGCCTGCACGGATTTCGTCCATGTTGGCCTTCACCCCGTTTTCCACCCGGCTCATGGCCGCAGCCAGCCGGCACATCGTCCCCTTGTCGTCCACGTCGGGCGAATAGGTGGTGGGTACCTGCAGTTCGTTGCATACGGCCGCCATGTAGGCGGAAGTGTTGTTCTCGTTTTCGGGCGCATACCGTCGGATCATCGACGCGATGGTGGTGCATCCGTGTCTCTTCCGGTAGTTCCGCAGCGTGATGAGCATGGCGCGGTAGCCCCATTCCATCGACTCGAACTGGAAGAATTCCCTGTCGTTCTGTTGCGGCCGGAGCCCCTTCCATTTGTCCTTTGTCAGCCGCAGGTTGCCCGGGTTGCAGTTTCTGATTCCTCTACTTGCCATATCCGTCCGGTTAGTCGTTCTTGAATACAGGTACGCTTCGCTTGTCGAGTACCACGAACTCTTCCGCGAAGGCGATGTTGGTGTCGGCCTTCATCAGCATCTTCAGGAAGTAGAGTTCCGATGCGGCGCTCAGCTTGTCAATCTGGATGACTTCCTCGTCATCGGCCAGGTTGACGGCGGCAAAGAGGTTCGAGGTGGTCGGGTCGGGCGAGCAGAGCGTGGCCACGATGACATCATCCGGCCAGGCAGCCAGCGATTCGATGGGGATGCCCTTGTAGCGCATGGCGTTCACGTCCGTTTCCGATGCGTTCTTGCCTTCGCGTTCGGTCAGCTCGTCGTCGTACTTGTCGAAGTCGTTTACCGACATGAGGATGCGCAGTGACGGATGGTTGCGGATGGCCTTCGGGATGGCGGTACGCACCGCCTTCAGGCGTGCAATCATGTCGGGGGCTTCCGACTGGACGAGCACGTAGCTGCCCTTGGCCTTGGCCGCCTGGGTCAGGATGCCGTCCATCAGACCGGAACCGCCGTCGTAGTCGCCGGTGATGTACAGTTCACCCAGCTCGAAGCTCACCTGCTGGCTCAATGCCTCCAGCAGCTT